GCGCTGCGTCAGGCGCTCCGTCTCGGACATGCCCTCCTGCTGGTAGGCGTCCCACCTGTCGGCCTTCTCCTTGTTGGCCTTCGCGCGTGCCTCCCACTTGCGGGACTGCTCGACGGCCTCCTTGTACCTGGCCTCCCAGTCGGTCTCGGCGCCCTGCGGCTCCTCCACCGGCTCCTGCGTGGTGACGTCGTTCTCGGCCATGCTCGGCCTCCCCTCTGCCCGTGCGGGCGGATGGCTTGCCCCGTGCGGGGCGTGTCTGGATATGGAAAAGGCCCCCGTGCGGGAGTCCCTTTCGCCGTGGTGTCTGTGGGCGCTACTTCAGGCCATGCATCTTGCGCATGACGTAGAGCGTCCCGTTGGTGTCGTCGCGGTATGGCCGGCCCTGCCTGTCCCTGAGGGCGTGCACGCCGGCTATGTGGTCGAGCCACTCCTGCGGCAGGTCGCCGTTGGCCCTAAGCGCGTTGGCCTCACGCCACATGTCGCGGTAGACCGTGGAGTCGTAGCCCTTGATGCGCACGTCGCCGCGCCCGATGCTTGGCACGATCACGCAGTCGCATCCGCGGTGCGTGTGGCTGGCCGCCTCCTCGGTCATGAACCAGTAGCCGAGCCCCGCGGTCATGAGGCACCATGCGCACGTCTCGGCGCCCGAGGGCACCCTCGCGTAGCGCACCTCTCGCCCGTCGGCCTTCCCGTTGCGGTAGGTCGAGCGCTTGGAGGCCCGGTTCAGCTCGTATGACTGGCGGTCGAGCAGGCCCTGCACGAGCCGCTGCTCGTCGCCTGCGGCCTGCGCGATGATGGCGTCGGTGGCCGCGTCGGTGGCCTTCTCGTCCCACCCCGCCATGGCCGACACCTCGACGTCCTGCCCAGTCTGCAGGAGCGACATGCCACGGTAGAACTGGGCGGACAGCTCCGCGGCCGCCTGCGCCGACGTGTTGCAGTGGACGCGCATGATGGCGCGCACCCGGTTGCGGTTGCAGAGGTCGGTTCTCGCCAGCACGTCGGCCAGCGCGGAGCGGCCTATCTGGTCGAGGTCGTGGAGCGCCTGCACGAAGTTGTCTATGTAGGCGCGGCTGACCGTCACGTCAGCCATCGGTGGCCTCGCCGCCGGCGTCGCCGGTCGCGCCGTCGCCTCCCAGCAGCCTCGTCAGCATGGCCTGCGCGTTGGCCTCTGCCAGCTGCGCGTCGATCTCCCGGCGCGTGTCCTCGGGCATGCCCAGCAGCTTCCAGAAGCTGTCGGTGCCCGCGAAGCCCGGCACCTGCGAGGCTATCTTCACCGCCGCGTCGGTCATGGAGACGATGGACGGCATGGCCGGGTTGGCGAAGTTGGGCGTGAACGCCCGCCACTGGTCTGGCAGCTCTGCGAGCGGCACGTCCAGCTCCGAGGCGAGGCACATCTGCGCGAGCGTGCGCAGGGTGTCGCGGCTGTTGTCGTTGAGGTCTTGGCACTCGATGATGAGCGGCTCCGAGGCCGCGTAGATGGCCTCCGCGGAGCTGGGGTTGTCGTGGACGATGCCCAGCTGGCTGATGGGCACGTTGGTCTCGCCGCTGAAGCGCGCGGCGAGGCTGCGCATGTAGTCCACGTACTGCTGCATGCTGGCCTGCGTGAGCTGCCCGAACTGGGGCACGTCGCCGTTGGCGTCGCGGCCCACCGCGAAGATGTTGCCGATGTATGCCTCCCACTTCGTGGTGCCCTCGAATGCCTGCTGGTCTGCGCCGAGCAGGTACTTCTGCGGGCTTACCGCGAACTGAAAGCTGATGTCGCCGCCCAGAGCGCAGCGCACGGCGCTGTCGGTGATGCTCATGACGGCGCGGGTGATGCGGCTCTGGCCGAATGGCTTGCGCTGGGTGGGCCGGTATGCGAAGGCGTCCATGACGGGGCGGCCCATCGAGTGCGGCTGCGCCTCCCACGACCACGACCCCGCGCCGTCGGGCCACGCGGTCACGTCTGCGTCCTCGCTGTGCAGCGTGAGGCTCGCGACCTCCCCCTGCGCCAGCTCCACCGTCATGCCGTAGGCGACGCGCCCCTTGGCGTCGTCCCACCGGGCCGACGCGTGCTCGGCGTCCCACATGTCGATGCGGGCGCCGCGCGAGGTCATGCCCACCGTGGCGAAGGAGCAGCCGAAGACGCCCTCGGACTCCACCGTCTGCCGGTACTTGACCGACAGCCGCGAGCGCTCCGCTATGGCGTCGAGGCGCCCCTGCACCTCGTCGGTGTCGGCGGTGAAGCCGTCGAAGCGGCTGCGCGTGGCGAGCGCCATAACGGCCTTGTTGGGCCACCCCACCACCGTCTCCACGCCGAGCAGCGTGGGCGGGGTGGAGATGCCGAAGTCCTTCAGGCGGTTGCGCCCGTCGTAGTATGCGTAGCGCTCCTGGTTGCGCAGCAGGTGGTCGCGCCACACGTCGTAGCAGTCCTCCATCTCGAACGCCCAGCGCCTGGGCATCGAGGACGGCATGGTGATGCCGCCCACGTCGGGCAGCGTCGCCAGCGTTCTCCACACCGTCTCGGGCTGCGGCCCGGTGCCGCGCACCCCGCCGCCCCGCCCGTTCGGGTAGGTGTCGGGCGTCTGCACTGTCAAAAGACCACCGCCTTTCTCTGCGGGTTCCTCTTTGTGGTCATCGCCGCCCAGTAGGCCAGCGCGCATGACTCGATGAGCGTGAAGTCCGAGCCGTCGACGGACATGAAGCCCCACCCGCCGGACTGGCCGATGCGCCTCGTGCCAACCTTCACGGCGCTGTCGTCAACGGCGGGCTGGCCGTAGTGCGCCAGCGAGCGCTCGCGCACCGCGTTGGCGAACGACGAGCACGCCGTGGCCACGTCTACCGCCTTCGGGCGTATGATCGTGCGGGACGGCACGCCGACGGACAGCAGCCGGTCGGTGAGCGCCTGCGCGTTGCCCTGCCCGTCTATGACTATCTGGGCGGCCTCGCCGGACACCTTCGTCAGCGTGTCCACGAACCAGCTGATGCCGTGGGACAGCGACCTGCTCTCAACGACGTAGACGAACGGACGCTCCCCGTCCGCCCTGTGGCATGCCGCGAGCGTCGCGAGCGAGCCATCGGGCGAGAACTTCACCGCGTAGCAGGCGACGCCCGAGCGCACGGGGTTCTCGACCCTGCATGCGTCCCAGTCGGCGCCCTTGATGGGCTTCGTCGCGCCCACGGACTCGGGCCACCAGCCGAGGTGCTCCCGGGCGAAGGTGTCCGGGCTCATCGTGCGCGCGTCCTTCATCAGGGCGCTCTCGAGCAGCTGGTAGCCTAGGCTCGGGTTGTACTCATACCAGCGGGACACGTCCTTGACGTCGCCCACCTCTGAGGCACCCCACTCGTGGATGCACCCGCCCACGTAGGGCTCGGAGTGCATGGAAGCGCGGATGGAGGCGAACTTCTCGCCCCTCTGCGCCGCCGTGGGGTCTGGCACGGTTCCCATGAATATCGTCTGCGGCGAGCCCGTGGGGGCCGCCGAGTTGAGCGGCGAGAGCGCCGCGTCCTGCGCGTCGGTGTAGCTCTGCGCCTCGTCAACCACGACGAGGTCGAAGGTGCCACCACGCCCGACGTCGCCGTTCGATCCGCGCGTGCGGAACTCGATGTGGCCGCCGGTCTTGAGGTCGAGCACCATCTGGCCGGCGCTGACCGTGTACTTCTTGACCAGCGCGTTCAGCTCAGGGAACTCCGCGTATGGGTCGTTCTTGCGCGTCCCGAACTTCTTGCGCAGCCGGTCGAACGCCTTCTGCGCCGTCTGGTACTCCTGAGCGGTGTGGAGGATCCACTCGCCGCGCCTCACGAGGCCCCACGTCTCCCGTGGGTCGCTGCACCCAGTCTTGCCGTTCTGGCGGGGCACCGCGAGCACGCACATGCTGTTGAGCAGCCTCCCGCCATCGTCAAGCGCGAGCCAGTCGTTGAGCACGAGCTGCTGCCACGGGTGCGGCGAGATGCCGTACACGTTCGCCATCTCCGTGGCGAAGCGCCCCTCAGTGCGGCCATACGAGCCGCACCACGAGTAGGTGGGCGTCTGCGTGCCGAGCATCACACCACCATCTCGTCGGGAGCCTCCTCGTCGGCGAGCGACAGGATGCGCGCGAGCGGGGTCTCGCCGGACTCCACCTGCGCCTCTAGCGCCCTCACCCTGTCCATCGCCTCGAACATGCCCGTGGCGAGCGGCTT